TTGCACCGACTGCCCTTGCGAATGTCCACATTGCCGATGCTGATTGCCCTGGGCGACTGTATAGCATCTCGATTGCTATCTCTGCCCCTTCCTTTGGGTCTATTGCCCTCAATAATGCGTTTTTCAGCACCATTGCACGAATGTGCTTTTCTTCGTGATGAATCATAAAGCACTCAAGGTAATTACCCTGTGAATCCAATACGCCTACTGCACCAGTGGCACTTGCGGGGTCTACACCGATAAACACAGTCATTTTTTAACCTTTTTCTTACTTGCTTTTAAAATACTTAGGCGTTTGTATTGTTTTATTGCATCATCTGAAACCACTCGTTCTTGCGTTGTGAATCGGTGTTGATTGCCACATTCTCTGCGCCTTGTATAGCCAAAAATAGGTGATTCTCTGCTTTCCTTAATTGTTGTCCATGCTTCACAAAATGGGCATTTCATTCTTTAATTCCTTAATTCTGTTGGCAATCAAGATAACGAGAGTAGGAAAATCTGCTTTCAGTTCCTTGGCTCTCCACCTCGATTGCTCTATCGTCTTTGGGTTCATTGCCATCAAAGCATAGTGATTCGTTAGGTATTCGAGGAATGTCTCCTGTTGCGTATAGGGCTTCAGTTGTGATAGCCAAGGACATGGCGTAGCCTTCTCTAACTCTGTTGAGGATTCGATTTGCTTCATTTATGGTCATACAAATAAAAGTTCTTGTTTTTTAACAATACCGCCTGAATCGTAGTGCAATGAATCACCTTTTGGGTAGGGCATTACGGGGTATTTAAGTTTTGAGGTTAGGCTTTTCTTATCTTTTTTAGAGCCAACAAAGAAGATATATCTGTGTTTTCTAGAGCGTTCCGTATAGTAGAAATCATCTCCATGTTCGGCCTTTATCTCCTCTAAAGTCATGCCATCACTAATGGTTTTAGAGTGTTTATGCTCTTGGCCTTTGATAGTCCAATCAACCCTATTTGCAGACAACCCCGTATAAATGAAGTTTGTAGACTGATAAACATATCCAACATGGCCTTGGGCAGTATCGGCATAAGAAACAACGATTGATGGCTTGGGAAGTAGTTTCATGCTGTTTGCCACAAGGAAAGAAGCCCAGTTTTTCTCATTTGTCTCCAAACAAACCCTGTTTAACTCTAAAACCTTATCTGAATATTCTTTGCCACAGATGCCCATACATAAAGAGGGTGAAGCAGGTATGCCATAGGTTATGACTCCAACAAGACTAGATTCCTCGTATAAACCAAAGGCAAACATGATTTGAGGCATACGCTTGGCATAGTGTTTTTGCAATAACCAAGGCTCTGTCTCCTCGTTTTTGATAGGTAAAACCTTCATTTCTTGGTCAACTTTGTTATGTAATCACGAACAAAACTAGGCATTGGGGCAACATTCTTTGTATCTTCCTCAATCTTTGCCAAAGCGGGGTCTTTGAAGTTGACATTGACATTGACAGTCATATCAGGGATTTCAGCCCCATCCCACCGCATTTGATTGATGTAGACCAAAGGTGATGGAATAAACGCACCATCTCCCTTTTTCCATTGGTCGGTGGTTTTCATCCATTCAACGTGTTTAATGATTTGGTCAGCCTGTAAGTCCAGTTTCAATTTGACCCATTTTGCTTGGCAAGTGGCTTTTCCACCTTTTCGTTGGCTTTTAGGCCATGCTGTCCAGAATTGTTCAAAACTCACTATTAACTCCTTTTGTGTATGCATGGATACTGTCCCACACATTCCTACACATTAAACAAATTTCCCTATTCTGTGAATCAGGATAAACCCTGTATTTCTTTTTAGTCATGCCACCAGTTAAATACATTTTGCAATAACTATCCCCATCATCCCAAAGGTGAGCCTTACCCGTGGGCTTGTTCAGGTTAATCAGATACTTCATCTTGCTATCCCTGTATATGCTAGTTCAGTTCAGTCGGGTTCGATTCGGCAAATACTCACCTAACCCTGAATAAACAAGGTTAGTGAGTTCCATGCTAGTTTCAGACGAGTCTGGGACATACATCGGGTTATGCCTTACTGATTGCATAACTTGCAGGATTACACGCCTCAGAGCGTCCTGTCTGCCCGTTCCTGCACCCCAATTAAGGGTCACTCATGTGGGCTTGGCTTGGGACAGTTCCCCCGTTGCCTCTCAACACAGTTACGGCGGCTTTCTATGCGGTCTACCTGTGTCCAGTCTACTTATGGCTAGGTTCTGAGTCCTACTTTATTTACAGCAAACTTCGGTCTGTAATCCAAACAGTTCCCAAAAGCAAAAACCCTCGCAAGATGCTCTGTGGTCTTGGCTCTTGGCAAGAGCAACAGCAAAACGTATGACGCTAATCAAAAGTTCCGCTTGCTGTCTAGCAAGACCACACAGTTCCCTGCGAGGGTTTATTAGCGTCTACGTCCTGATGCCACTCAAGACGGGTTAGATTATACATACTTTCTTGGGTGTGTCAAATTGTCCCCAAATTTACTGGGGTATTTCAGGAAATCAAAAGCACCCTCTCTGATGCCACTTTGCTTCAAGTCAGCCCCATCGTATGTTTCGGTGGTAGTTCCAGCCGCCACTCTATCTTTGGACACCCTTGGAGTTTGTTCTGCTAACTTCGCCACTCCAAAGCCCGTAATGTGCCAAGTTTCAGCAATCTCTAACGCATAGCCAAAGTTCTGAAGGTCATTCAAATAACGCAGATAGTGAAAGCCTTGGTTTCCAACTTCTGTATCCTTGTCGGTAAAGCGTTTCAAAGATGATGCGCCATGCGCTAGCCTCTTTAGAATTGAGATATGTTGTTGTTTGAGTTCCATGTAGTCTCCTTTTGACAGGCAATACTACCTTTAAAAATAGTTTGTCAACATAGGGTTTGTCCTAGTTCACAAGCCTTTTTCAATCCTTGACAATCCTCTCACCAACTTAAAAAGGAGTGAATATGTCGGTAAAACCTAAAGATTTTCAACATGAGATTTGTGTCTACTTGGAGGGCGTTGGCGAGTGCTTGGTGTGCTTCGACATACTGACACCTGAAGATGAACTCGATGCTGACCACTCAGATGACTACGAAATTGACTTTAGCGTATTTGATGAGCAAGACAAGCACATCACTTACGATATAAGCAAGAAGCAATATAACCACTGCGAGAATAAAGCAATGGACGAAATGCGAGATATAACTACACAATGGCACAAAGAATGGGAGACTTGTTTTGACTAAAGCAGAGATGATCACGCACTTACGCATGGCGGCTTGTAACGAAAATACAGTTACAGGCATGGCAAACGCATTTGACTTAGGTGCTGAACATGAAAGAGATGTTATTGCTTCCATCATCTTCAACATGGTGAAAGAACAGCATCTTGCACAGAACATTGTTGACACTATCAGGGTGAGAGAATAATGAACGACAAACTTGACCAAGCATTTGATCTACTAGAGTTTGATGTAACTGACCAGATCAGAAATATGTCATACCTTGCTGAACAAAAGAAGATTTCTACTGGCGTTACAGATGGAACAGTTCAGAGAGCATTGGTCAGGGATTTGACAGAGAATCTACGCACATTACAAACAAGTAATGACCCATTACTGTTGCGTAATGATGTGTTGGAAGAGGTGGCAGTTGAGTTGGCTAAGTTACCCTTTGGTGATACAGCCGCATCGTATGCCGCATTTGTTAGGGCGATGAAGAGTTAATATTTTTTACTAAAGGAGTTAATGATGGATAGACCTACTGTGGGCATTACAGCCCCATACCGAAAGAGCGACTACACATATCAAGATATGCTGTTAGACCGCATCAAAGACCTAGAAGCCTTGGTTGCCAAACTAGAGCAACGCATCAAAGTTCTGGAGGCCAAATGAAAATCAAAGACGAACTACAAGCCATCTATGAAGACGAGGAGAATGTCTACTACTGTTGTTATTGCTTAGAGCCACAAGGCGAGAAGATTACTTGTTGCTTTGAAAACCACTTTGTAGAGTTTAAATACTTGTTTCCCAATGACCAAAAACAAATAGCACAGGAGATATTAAATGGATGAATTCAATCCCACAACCCGTATGTTTTCACGTTCTTTGCGTGAAGCCTACCCAAAAGATTACGTGAACGAAAACCTTATTGAAGGGCCGTTTTACAGCGCACCCAACATACACGACATACCAGTTTTGTTTGGCCTCATTGCTGTCATAAGCATGATCGCATACGCACTTTGGAGATACTTTTGAACGACTACTCAACCATCCTAATGAGGATAGAACAATCGGTGAAAACCCTAGATAAAAAATGCTTGTATAAGAAGTATGATGGCTTTACCAACGACATTAGTTCGATAATGAATGACCTAACATTATTGAGCCATTGGATTGGTGAACAACAAGTTAAACAGAGTCAATTAAACAATAGGAGTTACTCAAAATGAATGTATATCAAAAACTGAATGAGGCGAGAGCCAAGTTCCACAAAAAATCCCTCAAGAAATCAGGCTTCAACAAGTTTGCTGGTTACAGTTACTTTGAACTGTCAGACTTTGTAATCCCTGCGCTAGAAATCTTTAATGAAGTAGGTCTTACTTCTGTTGTTAGATTTGGCAAAGAGATTGCTGAATTTATTGTTGTTAATACAGAAAAGCCTGACGAGATCATTGTCTTCACAAGCCCTATGTCAGAGGCAAACTTAAAAGGTTGCCACCCTGTGCAAAATTTGGGCGCTTGTGAAACCTATATTTCTCGCTACCTCTGGGTGCATTGCGTCCTTCATATTGTTGAGCATGATGCCCTTGATAGCACTAATGGTGCAGTAGATGAAGAAGGCACTCCTGATGAGGGACGGATGCTTGACTACATTGCCGCTATTGAAGCCACTACAACAGTTGATGAACTAAAGAACATCTATATTGAGGCATTTGCGGCTACTGATGGAAACAAGGCATGGCAGACAAAGATGATTGCGGCTAAAGATGCAAAGAAGAAGGTGCTGAAATGAGTGATATCGAACAATTAAGCCCTGAATGGTTTGCTCAACGCTGTGGCAAGGCTACTGCATCACGCATCTCTGACATCGTTGCTAAAACAAAGTCAGGTTATTCAACGAGTCGGGCTAACTACATGGCTCAGTTGGTAGTCGAGCGCATGACTAACCAAGTCGCTGAGTCATATACAAATGCGGCAATGGAATGGGGCATCGAGAATGAAGGTTTTGCTAGAGCCGCATACGAGGCCAAGACAGGCGTTTTGGTAGACGAGGTAGGTGCTATTGACCATCCAACGATTGCTATGTCTGCCGCCTCTCCTGATGGCTTGGTGGGCGGTGAAGGTGAGGGAAATTTGGAGATTAAATGCCCTGGCACAGCCCAACATATTTCCACCTTATTAGGCGAGGAAATAGCCAAGAAATACTATGATCAAGTGCAATGGCAAATGGCTTGCACAAAGCGTAGTTGGACGGACTTCGTGAGTTACGACCCACGGATGCCAGAGGGACTTCAGTTGTTCATCAAACGTGTACCCAGAGATGACAAGTACATTGCTGAAC